CAGCACCAGTCTGCTTGTCGGATAACGAACCACGGTCATCAAACTGCTCTACTAAAGAAGCAGCAAAAGAGTTCCAAGAAGTCAGCTCTTTAAGAGCATCTATCAGTCCTGGATTGGCTTCGTTAAATTTAGCTTTATTTTCAGGAGCCATAAGCCTTGCTTTCTGCTGTGAAGCAAATTTCCTTTTCTGGATTCCACGAGCAACAATCCGCTCTTTGGTCCAAGTGCTGTAGTGGTAATTTCCTGCGCTGGTTACTGGTAAAAACATTGACATAATTTATTCCTTTCTCAGTTGATAACTTATTCTATCTTATTTAGACAGAAAGGTAAAGAACTTTGATCTATTCAAAAACAATGACTTACAGCTTTTTACTTTAAGAGACTATCAGGTCTGGGCATTGGCCTGAACATTGATTTAGGAATTGGCCTATCGGAGTAAAACACATGGGCTCCTATCTGCTCAATCACCTCGAAGCTTTTCGACCAGTATGGAGATATTGACTCGTGGTGGTAGTGGGTTGCGCTTTGGCCAACAACGCTGATGTACTCACCTTGCTCAATTACCAACTTGGAAATTATCCTAGAGGTTGTGAAGGCATGCTGGTCTTTTGGCTTGTCTGACTTTCCGTCGCACCACCAGCTGAAAGCACAGCCTTTTTTGCTCGACTGGAAAACAACTTCGCAAACAGAATTTGGATACCTAGAGGAAGCCACTCTGTTAAGAGTGACCTCCGCAACTGCTACCTGACCTTGGATTGGTTGATTCCTTGCCTCGAAATATATATTCAAAGCAAGGCACATTATTGCTGTTTCTATCATTATGCCACCAAATCAAAATCAAAGGTGAATTGGTCGTCGCAGTGGCTTTCGAACTTTGGGTTCTCAACTTCGTAAAAAGAGTGAACCAACCGCTTGCCCCAATGGTGAGAAGCATCCATTGCTCTCCACTCAGGAACTTGGTTGTCGATTGTAGTCCAGTCACGGGTGTCCATTACTAGGACATGGCGGGTGATCTGGATGATGTAGACTTTGCCCTGTTCTAAATTTTCAGGAACGAACTTGCTGAGCTTGCGCTTTTTATCAAGCTTAGTCCACTTGCCTTTAATGCCGAACTGCTTACAAGCTTTTGCGATGTTTCCTGTTGTCACACCTTTACAGTGACGCTTGCCTCTGATATTTTTCAGGGTCTGGTATGCTGGCTCATATTCTTTACCAGAAACCAAAGCAACGGAAAATGGGCCGCACCACGTGATTCTTTTCTTGCCAGTCCAGTCAGTGATTTTTCTCTCCAGAGGATTGTGCTTATTCATTTTGTATTCCTTTCTCAGTAAGTTGATATTAATAAGTGAGCAAATTAATGCTCACCAGTAAATATCAATTTTGGACGTGGCGCTCGTCCCAGTTTGTGTTACGATAATCGCCAAGGCCATCTGTGTTGTATTTAGCCCTTATCAGGTCAACAATCCGCTGAGTGTTCTCATCGTCTATTGCCTTCTGTACTGCTGCTTTGAAGATCGGGTCCATTTTATTTCCTTTCTCAAGTCGTCAGGGCCAATCCCTTTCGATAACCTATTCTATCTTTTCCCACCAGAGAAGTAAAGAGTTTTCTTTCTCAATGAAACCAATGACTTGCTAGAGCTTACGCCACTTCTCTATATTCAATTTTCTGAAGCCTTTTCTTATTTTGCCTTTTAGGAGATACCAGTCGCCAATCTTCCCGTCTTCAACTATTGGCTTGCCGAGCTTGTTATACTTGAATCTGTCTATCCCTGCGAGGATTGGGCCAGTGTCATCTTCGAACTTCATATTTAACCAGAGATTGTTGTTCTCGGCTCTGCGACCTCCTCGCTTGGCTAAGTTTACAGCCTCGTTCAAGTCTCTTAGGTTTTTCTCGCCGAGCCTACCGAATACAACGAACTCTCCAGGATTGTCAGCTTCTAGGCCGTGGATATCTGTTATCTTAGTTTTTATGCTGTGCGAGGCTGGATCTTTCTTAATATGCCCAAACCTGCGGTCGCAATCAAAGATGTCGTCATATGGCGTTTCTCCGTTGTCTAGGAGTGATTCTTGACGAGGTGTTAAAGGTTGCTTCATTTCCCTGCGTTTTACAATATCATCAGCCATTTTTGGACCAATACCTCTGACTCCAATAAGACCACCGATAAGCTCGCCATCCTGCACCGACCAATTAAGTTCAGACTTGAATTTGTCGTATGGTTTATGAGCTAGTCCTTCTCGAGCAACTTCCCGCAACAGCTTTACACCTTGGTCATCATCTTTAACATTCCGGAGGCAAGCAGCAGCAAACTCTAAAGGAAAGCGACTTTTTAAAACGCAACACCAATAACTGACCATTGCATAGGAAACTGCATGGCTCCTGTTAAAAGCCATAGATCCCATCGTATTGATATTGTCCCATATTTCCCGAGACTTCTTTTCGTCCAATCCGTTCTCTTCAGCACCAACCTTAAACCTTTGCCAATACCTATCGAAAAACTCCTCACCCAAAGACTTACTCATAGCTCTGCGGAGCTGAGAAACTTCTTCCCATGTTAGCTTGCCAACCTCACGAGCTATCGTCATGACCTGTTCTTGGTAAACCACAATGCCATAAGTAACATCGGTTGCTTCTTTGGTCATTTCGTGGAAGTGGTAAACAGGCTCAGCACCTGTCCTCTTTTTAATAAACTGAGTTGTGCCTCCTGAGGTTAATGGTCCAGGACGAGCCAGTGCAGTTATAGAACAAATATCTTCGAAGTTCGCTATCTTCATCTGTCTAGTCAATGACTGCAGGGCATAACCTTCGAATTGGAATATACCTGCATATTTCTCGTCGTTTAGTATCTTGAATGATTCCTCATCTTCCAAAGGAAAGTTGAGGAGCTTTTCCCTAGACCAGCCAATCTGATCTAAAACATCCTGCAATACCGAAAGCGTCCTAAGTCCCAAGGCATCAATCTTCAGCAAGTTTAAATTCTCAGCATCCTTTTTGTCTATCTGAGCTGCACCACTCTGAGCACTCACCGAGCAGTATTTGCTCACAGGCTCCTCAGTTACGATAATCCCAGCAGCGTGAACCCCTGTGTGGCGAGCATGGTTCTCCATTTTACTTGCTATTTTCATTTGCGGATATTTAGCCAAAACTTGCTTGCCGATGTCTAGGTCATTAAAGGTGTCTAGAATACACATCGCAGCACGAGCATCTCCTCCGCTACGCTCAATGATTGCACCTTTTAGGTCATTAACTTCCCAAGCTGGAATGCCAAGCTCTTTGGCAACTTCGGTTATTGTGCTCTTGGCTTTATACCTGCTGACTGTTCCTAGGTGGGCAACTTTCTCGGAGCCATACTTGTCCCTCAGGTATTGAAAGACCATCTCTCTGCGATCATCCTGAAAGTCAATATCAATATCAGGCAAGTCAGCACGAGTAACATCAATGAACCTTTCAAATAGCAGATCGAACTTTATAGGATCGACATCCGTTATCCCTGTCAAGTAACAAACCAAAGAGCCAGCTGAAGATCCACGAGCTGGACCAACAAGCATGTGTTTCTTGGCATAGCTTATCATGTCAGCAATCACATAGAAATAGTCCTCGAATTTCTTCATAGCGATCATGTCTATTTCTCGCCTCAGCCGAGCTTTATAAACTGGATCTTCTAAATCTATTCCTCTGTCCGGAGCACCATCAATGCACATCTGCTCTAAAGTTTTCTCAGGAGTGAATGATATCATCTGAGCAACAGGCAGATCAACATTACACATGTCTGCTATTTTGTAAGTGTTCTGTATTGCCTCGTCCGGAAGCCAAGGGATGCAGTCTAGCATCTCGTGTTCGTTCAAAAGGTGCATAGGCTTGGTTCGTTCCATCCTATTCATGCCAACCAGAACCTCATAAGCCTTGCGGTCGGAGACTTTAGGATAATAATTGTCGGAGGTTGCTACTGGCTTGAAGCCTTTCTTCTCGCAAAACTCTAGAGCCTTCTTAGAACTCATTGGATTTATCTCGATGTAAAGATCGTCTTTTCTGGTCAAAGGAAGCAGTCCCCACTCTGGGTGTGTGCCACTTAGGATAATTACATTTTCGGATATATCGAACAGGTCGGAGTAACTGAGCCTGGGGAAGTAATAGAAATTTTCCTTGCTCGTGCTTCTTGTAACAAGCTCATAAATCTCGGACAAGCCTTCATTATTCTTAGCAATAAAAGCCATCATGTTTGCGGTCTGTTTAGAGCGATCGGTCGAGTCAATTACAATTGAAATCTCAGCTCCGAATATTGGTTTCTTTCCAGCCTTCTTGCAAGCATTACTAAAGGGAACATGCCCCCACGTCCCAGCATCAGCAATGCCTATTGCATCACCACCATCTGACTCTATGATGTTTGCAATTGGACCATACGCTTTGCGGAAAGAGTATTCAGTGCGTGTTCTTATGTGAAGCATTACATAATCACCGCAACGATTATATAGCTAATAACGAAACCTGCTAATGCTATTGCCATTACAATTCTCCTCTGTCTATGTACCAGTCCACAATTCTTGCAGTTGCTTCAACATCGTTTATTGATCTGTGCGCACCACTTATTTTCTCATCGAACAGCTCTTCATAGATGTCCCCAAGCTTGCGCATCTTCCCCCAGACCTTCTGGCCTATTTCAACTGTGCAGATGTGGTTGGGTGGCCATGGGAACTTAGTTACTTTGTCGAGCCTTTCCAGCTCGAACCTTAAAACCTTTCGGTCGAAAGGCAAGTTGTGTGCAACGATGTCTCTTTCACCTAGGAAGAAGTCCGTCAGCTCATCGACCTTGGTTATGAATGGTTTCTCGTCCTTTAGCATCTCGTCGGTTATGCCTGTGATCTTTATTATCTTAGGATCGAGCAGGTGTCCAGGATTGCAAAAGAACTCTAGCCTTGCGTCCTCCCGCATCTCTCCTTTGCCGATAAGAGCATCGTTGTACTTTATAGCACCGAACTCAATTATCCTAGGTTGCAGGTCTAGGTCGGAGCCTTCAGCCTTAGGCAAGCCTGTTGTTTCAAGATCGAATATAATCATTATTTATCCTCGCTGTCTAAAGATTGCAACATAAAAGAATAAACACCCATATCATGGATGGAGTCTTCGTGTGATTCTGGCCAATTCTGGGAGTATCGAGTGAGCTTTGAAACAATCATGTTGATTATGCCAAATCGGTTCCACTCCTTTTCAGTTGAAAGGTTTACACCATTCGGGAACAGAGCCATCATGACTTTGCCGTGCTGGTGGTAGTTGTCGCCATATATCTTATTGCGCTCTCGGAATGTCTCGAGAGCCTGTTCCATGCAAGCGATCGGTGAATTTTTATCAGCACTATTCATTTCTCGTCTCTTCCCAGCTCATAAGAGCTTCTTACATCTTCTTTGTAGTTGTTCGCTTTGTCGAACATTTCTTGAAGCTCACCTCGCAGGAAGCCATTTATATCAAAGAGCCTTGCGATCTTGTTGCCGTCAAGCTCTATATCATTTCCAACTATTTTAAGCATAAGACCACTCCGGAGCAGGACTATAATTCCACTTCGCAAAGCCCATCTTCTCACCTAAGTAATAGTTGCGATAAGCCTCGGTTGTGCTCTCGCACTTATACTCATCAGGCATGCACTGGGGTGGTTCTGTAAAGCCAATCTCTTCTATATTCATAGGTGCGATGCAAATCAACTGCATAAGCTCCGCACTCTTGTGGGTTTTGCCATAGCGAGCTGTGTATTCCTTGCATAGATATACGAACAAGCCTAGTGTCCACCAGTAGTGTTCGGAACTTTCTCGAACCCAGACTGCTGAGGGATGGTTCTTATGGGTCGACTTATACAAGCCAACCTTATCAGCCCACCAGTCTCCATCAAGCTCTCGGTGCGCAGTGCTTAGCAGTTGCGCAGTCTCGAGTATCATCTTGACGCAATGCTTATCGCAATGCATCATAGCTGCTTCTTTTGGACTGGCGTCCAAGTAAAAAATATTCATTCGACTTCCTTTCTCAATAGTAGAACTTTAAACCTTTTCAGCTAAAAAATAAAGTTTATTTTTGCCAAAACTTTAATAGCTTTTTAATTTTAGCTGACATGCTTTCTTTTTCTTCTTCCTCGTGGAAAACTTCTAAAACAACATCCATCGGAGAGGTTTTTACATAAGGTCGACTTTTAAGAATATAGGTAACAGCTGCTGCTTTAATGTTTAGCTCTTTGCCTATTTCTTCATTTGTAAATTTTACAGCTCTCATCTCGTGAACTCTGTTAACAAAATTTTGATTATATTTTTCTTTATGATGTGCCATATTTTTTCCTTTTATCTGTGGTGTACCATTGTGTCGACTTCGAATGTTTTGAATGTTCCGTGTATTGGGTCGGAGGTTTTCGAAATCTCGTTAAGTATTGTATAGAGCTGATCTAAAGCAACATCAATAATGTGCTCCTGTTCTGGTGCAAACCAACCGCCATTTGCTATTTTATTTTTAAAGTCTCCTAAGAAGTTCTTTACCTCATTAGCTTGCCTGAAAAGTTTCTTGTTGCCAAGCATTAATATCTCTTCCCAGAGCTTGTATATTACCGAGGATAGATCAGCCAACGCAACAATCATACCTTCTTTTCCAGCCTTAGACTGTTCCCAGTTGGTCTTCATGTTCCTGCTGTTTATTCTCAACTCATTAATTATCTGGTCAATGCCAGCTTCCGCTATCTTTTTGAATACAGCAACAGACTCATCGCTGTAATATTTAGTTGGTCTTGGGATGTCACCTGTTATAACTTCGTCGATGTCATGCACGATTGCTTTTTGCAGAGCCATTCCGACATCCAGCTTATTTTTGGCAGAGGAGACCGAATTGATCTCCTCGCATAGAGTGTATGTGAAGAGGCACACAAAGCCTGTGTGCTCCATCACTGATTCAGACTTGAGCAAGTGCAGCTGGGAATACCTTTGTATTGCTGACATGCCTTGCGAGACGCTGAATAGCTTTACAATATCCATTATTCAACATCCGGATTGAAGTTCTGAAACTGCTCTAGGACTTTTGCCCTGCGACCAATATGGTCTTCCCAGTCTATTCCAGCAGACATCGACCGACCTTTGGGTCTGTCCCAAGCTCTAGCGGAAAGTCCTGCGAACTTTTGCAGGTCACCAACTCCGATAATGTGTGCATCTACACTTTCCTTCAGCATAATATTCAAGCCAAAGTTCTCGTTGGTATAGGTTATTGAATATCGTTTGTGTTCAGCTGCACTGCTTTCGCTTTTGAATTTAAAGTGATCGGTCAAGGCTCGGAAATATCCCATCTCGTAAACTGTGCCTGTGTCCCTGCCATCTACAATAGCGAATAAAACATTAGCATCAATCATTGCGTTAATGTTGCTGTCGTAAATGCTTTTCGATGCTTTGGTTCTATCCTCTAGTGAAAGGTGACCAATAACACCACCACTTTTCCGAGGTGAGAAGTAATCGAAACCATACTTATCGAATTCATTTTCGATAGCCTCGATCGTCTCGATCTGTTTAGGATTAAAAAATGGTCCAGCCAAATAAATTTTCATAGTCATTATGCGTCCTCCAGTTTATCTATGTGTTTTTGCCAAAAGGCAGGTCTGTAACTTGCTTCAATACGCACCATGTCCATGTACTTTGGGTCGATGGGTGTAGAGGTTAAGTCACTATGAATGGGGCAAGGTGCTCCAGGATCGTCGTCGGTATGCCTCAACTCGGCATCCCTAGTATAAGGGCAGAAGCCTTTATTACATGGCAAGTCTTGCTCACCGATAGGTATGTATTCTTGCGCAACAACTATGATGTTTTTCCAAATACCATACTGAGCAATCCAACATTGCCTTTTATTAACAACTGTTTTCCAGAACTCAATCTCAGCTGAAATAGATATTTTAATCTTGTCACCGAGAGTTCTCGTCCAGCAATCCTTAGCAGTTATTATTTCCATAAGGTTGTCTTTGATTGTATAGTTTCGATGGCGAACAACCTGAGCTCTCAAGCCAATAGTCATTTCCTGAAACACAGTAACGATTGGTCCAATTCCACCACTTACCATTTCATGCTCTTGAATCATAGGTATCGGATCGACATAACTATAGTTGTCAGCATACTTGTGTAACTGAAATTTATTATTCATCTCGGTTTTACCAATAACGAAATATGGATCAATCTTTGCGAGCTTTTCATAAAACTTATAAATTTTTATTAAGCCTCTCCAAGACAGCCTAGTGGTAAATGAGGTTGTTGCGCAAATAGGCATATGCAACCGATACTCGTCCTGAATAACACCTGCGTCCATATCTACTTTTATTTTGTCTTTTAGCATTATGATATCATCCATCACCTCGGAATATTTAAAGTAATCCGGAACAGTGAACTCGGAAGGTGCGTCAACTCTAGAGGTTCTTGCCCACATAACGTGGTCTCTGAATGAGGCGAATATTTCTCGCTCTAATATAGTGCACTCAATACTCATCACAATAGATGGTATCTCGTTGACTGGTGCGTCGATAGATAGGATTGTGTCTAATGGAGTGGTGTCGTCGGGAGACCTTGACAGCTCCCAAGCGACCCTCGATAAATTTTTACCTTCCGACGAAACTCTGTCATCTGATATAATTTCAATCTTCATTTTCTAATTTCCAAACTCTGACGTCTGGGGTTGATATCCCATGCTCGTCTCTAATAGCTCTAGACTTGCAACTGAAGCCTTGCTTTTTGCACATCATTCTAAAGGAAACAACATCGCCTGACTTTTTAAGAACAACACTGTCTCCGATAGACATCCCTGCAACTAGCCTCGCCCACTTGTCCCTAGACTTAGATGCGTCGGTTAAGGGGACACCACTTTCAATGGTGAACCCCTCTATCTCTTTTATGACTTTAGGCATCTTTAACCTCAGCCCATTCGTGATCAATGTCCCACTTTAGATCCTGCAAACGACCACCTTGCTTGATATAAAGCTCATAAGGCATATCAACACCGTGGTTTAGCAGAAGCTGGAATGAGGCATAACCGCAAACCTCTTTGGTATTCTCCTTGCGAGGGTTCGCAGTGACAAGAACATTGATAACTTTACCTGCGAAAGAACCACGAGGCTTGGCAACTTTTTTAGGAGCAATGCCGAGTGGCGTCATTCCTGGGAGTGCATCAATTTGAGGTGGTGACTTCACTTTAGTTTCTCCATCGAAAGGTGTGGTCGTTACATGGATATCAGCAATAGCATCCATAAAACGCTTGGCA